ATGCATTTCTTTTTGTGGATCGTCATGTAACTATTCGTAAAGACGGCACACCAGTGTTGGTCTTTGGAGTTGAACAGATGGAATCCGAGTTGAAAGATTTATTGAATGCCGCCCAGAAGGAGAGTAAGTAATGAAACTGGTATTTGCGTTGGTCGTATTAATTAATAATTTGCCCAACAATACTGATGGCATGTATTTCCAAAATGCCGCTGAATGCAATCAAATGGCTTTTGAGACCGAGACGGGTTATGCTGGTTCCGGTCCAGATGGCACTTCAAAGAGTTGGAAGTCCAATGGTGTAACTATTCGTGCGTATTGTGAACCGCGAATGGTAGACAAAAACGTGAGAGTATTTTAATGAAGTATTTTATTTGTGCATTGATGATGATGCCCACGGTGGTATTTGCCTTGTCTCTCAGACAACCAGTACCCGATCCGGTTGTGATTATGTATCCAGACGGCAGTACCTACACGCTTGAACATGGTGAGTATGCTTACGTTTCTGATGACAAACTCTTTCGGATGTTTGAAAAGGAAATACAAGAGAAACTTAATATCATGTTGGAAGAAATTACACCGAATGAGAAACGCGATTGGTTGGAAGAGTGGGTGCCACTCCCCAATGACCCCTGCGAAACTTTCCCAGACGAGTATGAGTGCCTGTGGTTCGATGATGATGAAGAGGTAGAAACAGTTGGCGGATAAAAGATATTTCAAAGAAATAACCAAGTGGGAGAAGTGCGAGTACCCTGTCAAGAATCACACATATATATTTGAAGACTCAAAGTGTGTGGGATATATCAAGACTGGCACCAAAGAAGAAATCATCTTCACAAAACCTTCTCGCCAGTTTGTAAGAAGTTATCGCAAGTTTGTCGAGATTTATCCTTGACAAACTTCTGCTTATTTGATACTATTGTAATTCAATAGGAGAAATTATGTCATCATCCAGAGAACATTTGCAAACGATTGCAGACTTTATCAAGACTCTACCACCAGAACAGGTTGAGGTTGCAACAAACATCTATCAAACTTATGCTTTTGTGGCGAGACTGTTGGACCCAGAAGGGTTTGGTCTCGCAGTATCAGCTGAAGTCAGGGATGAAGCAAGAGTGTGTCTTGGTATGCCTAAGGCAGAAACTAGGTTCTACAAAACCGAATGAGTTATCTGCCCATAGCTCAACTGGATAGAGCATCAGCCTTCTAAGCTGAGGGTTCGGGGTTCGAGTCCCTGTGGGCAGGCCAAATTACAAGGGATAGAAATGCCAACTTACAAATTTCATAATAAGAATACTGGAGATGTGTGGGAAGACTTTATGGGTATATCCGCTGCGGATGAATACCTAAAAGAAAATCCTCACATTGAACGGATGGTTGCCGGTGCCCCAGGCTTAGTTGCTGGGCGCGGTGACCGCACCAAACCAGATGGAGGATTCAAGGAAGTCCTCTCAAAAATCGCAGAGTCGAATCCGACATCGGCTCTTGCAAATGATTATGGTAGAAAGGACGCCAAGTCGGTTGCAGTACGGAATATTACACAGAAATACCAACCAAAATGATATTTCTGTGTATAAATAATTTTTGAACCATTGTAGCTACAAGAGGATTTAATATGAACAGGTTCATTACAGTCGCAACGCTTAGTCTAATGGTTGCGTTTAATGTGGGGTGTGCTTCAGCCTCAGGAAGTGATTACTACGAAGCAATTCGCAAGACCGCAGAAGCTCAGGCTCTTGCATCCGAAGCGAAGTATCGTGCTCTTGCACAAGTCGCCGCAAGTGGTGATGGTCAGGCTGCATCCGCAGCTGTTATGGCTATCGCACTTTCTCAAGACAAAACTGTGACCCCACAGTACGTTGAGTCTACCGCTCTGAAATGGGCGCAAGTTCTCACACCTACTGTTGGTACTCTCGGTCTTGGTTTGATTCAGGCCGGTGTTTCCAAAAATGCGTCTGACAACGCCTCCAAAGTCCAGATGGCAAGTATGGCTAGTAACGAAGCCATTCAACTTGGTCAACAGGGTATGGTTGGTGATTTGGTCGGTGATCTGAGTACTGGTTGGTCTACTGCCGCCGCTGCTGGTGGTGCCGCTACTGCTGATATTGCAATTGCAGGATTCACTGCATTGAATACCGCCGGTGGTCAAACTGCTGATGTCGCTATCTCTGGTATGACCCAGATTGGGGACACTGCTGAAACTGGTATCGTTACCACTGGTTCAGTCGGCCTTGCTGGTATGACTAGTCTTGTGACTCTGGGTACTACTGGAATTGCCGCGACTGAGAACACTGGTATTAGTCTTGGTACTACGGGGATGACTAGTCTCGTCACTCAGAATGATTCTTGGTTGGATTATTCTACGACACGGGATACTAACATGTCTGGTATTCTTGCAGACTTTAATGCCACGATTCAACAGTTAGGTACTGATCTTGGAACACCGATCACTTGTACCGATGATGGATCAGGAAACTTTACCTGTCAGTAATTACTGAAAAATGGTATAAATAAGGGGGGTGATACCCCCTTTTTTTATGGAGTAAATTATGGAAACACCAGACGAATCGTTCGCCGGTCACTACAAGAGTTTGTTTGACCCCAAAGAACTTAAATTATTAGAAGACAAGGCTCAAAAAGAGTTTTTGAAAGGACAAGAATCATTTGATTCTAATGTCGAAGAGGAAGAAGTCAAAGCACTTTCTGATGCACTATCAATCGACTACATTGAGAAGTGGAAAGTGTATGCTCGTATGCAACTCGCAGAAAGAAACTTTGAAAAGTCGGAAAACATTAGAGCCGCCCTCACTCAGAAGTTGATTCACGCAAACGCAAACCTTGAAGTCACTCTCAAGTCACTTGAAGAGAAGAAGGTTGCAGTTTCTTATGAATTGAAAGAGAAAGAGAAGGCCAAGGCCCAAGTAAAGGAACTCCGCGCAGAAATTAAGTCGCTGCAAAAACCTAAAGAGGTTTCAAAGCGTTTGGCCCCCGAAAAAAAGTCCGCGGCCAAAAAGGCCTGAGAGGATTTTTTATAAATAATGTCATGTATAGCTTTTCATCATATTTAAAAGAAGATGCTCAAGGAAAGAATCTTCACCTAGAACACCTAGAAGACGAAATCATTAATTTCGGAATCGGTGGGGCTAGGGGCGCAATTAACTTTTTGCAGTCATTGCGTGATATGCTTTCCGGTAGTTCTCGTTCTTCCGTTCACATGACTGTGAAGTGGGATGGTGCGCCTGCGATATTCGCCGGCGTCGATCCGTCTGATGGAAAGTTCTTTGTCGCAAAGAAGTCCGTGTTTAATAAAACACCGCTACTATATAAGACAAGAAAAGAAATTCAGTCTGACCCCAAACTTCCGCAGGCACTCAAACCCACCTTTATTACTGCACTTGATGAATTCAGTAAATTGGGTATAAAGGGTGTCTTGCAGGGTGATCTGATGTTTACCAGTAGCACTCTGGAAACAGATACTATTGATAACGTTCGATACACCACCTTCCAACCGAATACAATCGTCTACGCAATACCAAGTGGGTCTGCACTGGATCGTCAGATTCGTGCGGCGAAGATCGGTGTTGTTTGGCACACCACATATACGGGTAACAGTTTGCAAAGTATGCGAGCGTCATTTGGTGCCAATATAAGTGGGTTGAAAAAAACCAGAAGTGTGTGGATGGATGATGCATCCTATAGAGACGAAAGTGGCACTGCTACATTTACCAAATCAGAAACCGCCGCGATCACCGCAAAACTGTCCGCTGCCGGTAGACTGTTCCAAAACATTGACGCAACGCAACTGAAGAATTTTATGCGTCTGCAATCGTCAATGGAGGGGTCTAATCACACCGCTGGTGCGACACTTAAAACCTACAACAACTCAAAGGTCCGTGTGGGACAGAAAGTTACCAATGTCCGACAACATGTGGCTGGTTATGAAACGTGGGTAGAAAGTAAATTTGATGTTGCGATCAACAAATTAAAAACACCGGCGTCCAAAGAGAAACTTGAAAAGAAAAAGAGAGAGACGATCAGGGAACTCAAGAAGTATGACAATCTGCTGATTAACGTGGTTGGTTTCCAAAACGAACTGGTTGAAGCAAAAATGCAAATTGTCACAAAACTGAACGGCATCAAACAACTGATGGATACTTTTGTTCGCACCAAAAACGGATTCAAGGTCACCGCTCCAGAGGGTTATGTTGCGATTGATAGAATTGGTGGCAATGCAGTCAAGTTAGTAGACCGCATGGAATTCAGTTACAACAACTTCACCGCAATCAAGGCGTGGGATCGATGAGATTAAGAGAAGAAAAAGAAAAACATATGGTCTTTGCTTTTGGTAGGATGAATCCACCCACTGCCGGTCACAGCAAACTAGTAGACAAGGTTCACTCCCATGCAAAGTCTATTGGTGCTGACCACAGAGTTATCGTGAGTCACTCTCAAGATAAACACAAGAACCCTCTGACATCTGCACAGAAGACTCGTTATCTAAAGCACGTTCATCCGCATGGGAAGTTTGAGGCATCCTCTAACTCGCAACCACATGTTTTTGCCCACCTCTCAAAGATGCACAAAGAGGGACATACCCACGTTACTATGGTTGCTGGTTCTGACCGCGTACATGAATTTCACAAACTGATAAACAAGTACAACGGTAAGAAAGGTAGTCATGGATATTACAAATTCAAGAGTCTCAAAGTAGTCTCTGCTGGCGCCCGTGATCCAGACGCAACGGGTGTCGCCGGTATAAGTGGAACCAAGATGCGATCACACGCATCTAATAACGATTATAAATCTTTTAAGTCTGGTTTACATAAAAATACCTCTCACGGTGAGGCAAAGAAACTATTCCATGCTACAAGAAAGGGAATGGGTCTCAAAGAGGGTCAAACTAGATTATCATTTGGAGCATTTTTAAATGAACAGAGAAGCAATATTTGAACAATTGAAAATTGATGAGGGTGTAGTATATGAAATATACAAAGACCACCTCGGTTATCCCACATTCGGGGTCGGACACTTGGTCGTCGAGAGTGATCCAGAATCAGAACAGGCAGTGGGAAGTCCTATATCTGAAGGAAGAGTCCGAGAATGTTTTGATAGAGACCTTGACACTGCCATCTCCGAGTGTAATCACTTATACGGAGACGGATTTGGAAATTTACCCGATGAGGTTCAACAGATATTGGCGAACATGATGTTCAACATGGGTAGAACCAGATTGGCCAAATTCAAGAAGTTTAATGCTGCTATCGATGAAGGAGATTGGAAAACTGCCGCAGTAGAGGGAAGAGATTCACTCTGGTATCGTCAAGTTACAAACAGGGCAGAAAGATTGATGTTGAGGATGGAAGAAGTATGAAAACATTTCTAATTGGTGTTGTATTTTTGTCTATGGTAGGATGTTCTCAACTAACAGGATTTCTCCCCGACAAATTTGACAGTACAGAATATGGTTCATTGGTAGAACTCGCAATTGTATCAGAAAATACAAAAGACTGCAACACCGATGCAATGGAGTTTGCTTGGGCGAAGAGTGCCTTCTTGCAAAAATATTCAGAACATACGATGAACGACAACAATTCGGCAATCTATGTTCAAATTCATGATCTGGTGAACGAACTGAAAGTCAGACAGGAACCTTCACTTGGTTACTGTAGAATTAAATGGGGTAACATTTCCTCTATCGTAGAAGAAGCATTGGTTGTATCTGGGAGTAGAATGAAATGACAGAAGAACAACTCATAACAAAATACTCTCAGAAGATTCGTGAATTGAACGAACTCTTAGATTCTGGAATGATATCTCAGGCAGAGTATGAAGAACTGGTGCAGGATTTTACTGACATCGAAACTATTCGTGATGACATTAAAGAAGAGGACATGAAAATTAAGGCGGCTAAAATCATAGACGCCATCTCCCATTTGATTAAAATATTATAAATAGTCATATGGAAAAATCATTCAAAGACTTTGTACCACTTGAGGAGGGCGTAAACGATCCCGCCATCTTCAAAGCGGTATTTTTAGCAGGAGGACCAGGCAGCGGAAAATCTTTTGTTGTCGGTCAATCCGCGCTGTCCTCGTTTGGTCTAAAATTAGTAAACTCTGATACCGCATTTGAGGCTGCACTGAAGAAGGCAGGCCTTACAAAAACACCAGAAGATATTTTCTCCACCAAAGGACAGTCTTTGCGTGATCGTGCCACTTTAGTAACCAAAAAGAAACAGGAGGGTTACTTAAACGGTAGACTCGGTTTGGTTATCGATGGCACTGGAAAAGACTTTGAGAAAATCAGACAACAAAAGATAGAGTTAGAAAAGTTAGGATACGAGACTGCAATGATTCTCGTAAACACTGACTTGGACACTGCTGTTGCCAGAGACAAGAAACGTGACAGAACTCTGGGTAAGGCAAAAGTCGAACCAATGTGGAAATCGGTTCAAAACAACATTGGTAAATTCCAGAACATGTTTGGTAATCAATTTATTATTGTTGATAACACAGAGGGTGCCAACTACGAAGGTGGCATCATGTCTGCATTTAGGAAGATCGGTCAATGGACAAGAAGACCCCCTTCAAACCATTTAGCTCAGAGATGGATTCGTGACCAGAAACAACTTAGGGGTATAAAAGAAGAAAAAGAATTCAAACCCCACTACATGTTTAAGGGTGACAAGAAGGCTTTTGCAAAGAAACCAGAAGATCATGAAAGACTCAAGAAACAGGGTTACACTCATGATGATCCCTCTACAAAAGAAATAGAAGAGGATTTGCGAAAGTGGTTTGGCAAAGGACCAAAGGGTGATTGGGTCCGTGTAGGTACAGACGGAAAGATCAAAGGTGACTGTGCGAGAGAGCCAGGAGAAGGTAAACCTAAGTGTATGCCCAGATCAAAGGCACATAGTATGTCCAAAGATGACAGGGCAACTTCTGCCAGAAGAAAGAGAAGGAAAGACCCAGTTGCAGATCGTAGTGGCAAGGGTGGTAAACCCGTCATGGTCAAGACGGATGTCAAAGAGGCGAAACAAAAACCTTCCGCACAAGATCGTTTTGCAAACAGGTTGAATAAGACTCACGGTATGGACTTGGATGCCAAGTTGAAGTACTATGAGGACATGAAGAAAAAATTCCAACAGACATCCGCCAAGACAGTCAAGTCAGAAGAGAAAATTGACGAAAAGTGCTGGGATGGATACAAGCAGAAGGGATTGAAAAAGAAGGGCACCAAGGTAGTCCCAAATTGCGTCCCAGTATCAGAAACACCTCAGTGGATGCAACCCGCACTGGCGAAAACTGTCTATAAGACTCAGTACAAACATGCCCACAAACTTCTGAAACAAATTGTAGATCGCAAGAAGAAAGAGGGCGGTGGTAAACTCCGACATGGTGTTGAGTACTATGCCGCAAAGGTTGCAGGACAGGTTTCGGATAAGGTTGATCCCAGAACTCTTGCTGGTATGTATGAAGATGTGCAGATTAGTAAGTACGAGTGGGGCAGACCAGAAGGAACTGCGTATTTGAAGGCAGTAACACCTGGCGAGCCAGGAGAAACCACAAAGAAAAACAAGACTACTAATAAGTACCACTACAAGGCAAAGGTAGAAGAACATTGTGGTTGTGAAGAAGATGCCGATTATGATGTTTTGGAAATGGACCACCATGTATTCAGTGAGAGAGAAATCGAAGAGATGGAAACTCAGATTGATGGCATGAATTTCGATGACCTAATTGATCTTGGAATGTATGACGAAGAAGAAGTTGAAGAATTAGATGCTGCGGCAGAGGAAGATGAGGATATTCACGATAACATTGATATCCTTGAAAATCTGACAATTCAAGGTAGAATGAAACGCAGATTTAACGCTCGTCGCAACAAACAGAAATTGAAGGTTGCTCGTATGAGGGCATCCAGAAGAGCCGCAGACCCCGCTAGAATTAAGAGAAGGGCATCTCGCGGTGCGAGAAATATGATTAAGGGTCGTATTGCGAGAGGTAGAGATATCAAGTCACTGCCACCCGCAGAGAAGGCAAGAATTGAAGCGATGGCAAAACGTTTCGGTGGTTTGGTTTCTAGACTCGCACAGAGAATGGTCCCGATAATCAGAAAGAACGAACTGAAGAGACTGACTTCAAGAAGGTCCAAACCGCAGAAGGCTAAGAAATACAATCCAGCACAGGCGAAGTCACAGGCGTCTAAACAGAAAGCGAAAAAGTTTAAGGTGAAAAAGAAATGAAAACTTTCCTAGAATTTTTGGGTGAGGACGGCATGGAGGGAATGACCGTCAAGGGTGGCCATAAAAAACCAGTTAGTCAGGGCGCGGGCCTTACCAAAAAAGGCGTCGAGAAGTACCGCCGACAGAACCCAGGCTCTAAATTGCAGACCGCAGTCACTACCCCACCTAGTAAACTGAAGAAAGGTAGTAAAGCCGCGGGTAGACGTAAGTCATTCTGTGCGCGTTCGCGTGGGTGGACAGGAGAAAGAGGAAAAGCCGCTAGAAGACGCTGGAACTGCTAAGAGTTTAATTCATTATGACAATTGATGATATTTTGAAGTACACAAGAGAGTACTTGGGTAAGGGTCTTTCTTGGGAAAATAGTGTCTGCCTCCCGCAAGAAAACCTATCAGTAATCAGAAAGTCTCTTGGTGGCATCAATCTTGCCGCTGGTGAATCACTCCAAGATTGGAAAGAAAATAGAACACACAATCTTTTCTGGATAGACCCAGACAATAAAACACTATTTGAAGCAAACAAAAAAGACCCCCTCACCCGAAGGTGTCTGGAACACTTTAAATGGATGAGAACTGATGGCACGGAAAACCCCATTGCAGTCCAGTATCTTTTAAACGATCAGGGATATAGAATAAATCACGGTTATGATGAAGACGGAATCGTTTTCTATGGATGTAGTTTTACATTCGGTCTCGGTCTAGATAAAGAACATACTTGGACTGAGATAGTATCAAAAGAACTGGGTCTTGCAAATTTTAATTTCGGTATCCCTGGCGTTGGACTTGATGCAAGTGTAATACATGCTTTGTGCCTACTCAGATATACTGTTAAGAAACCAAAAGCTATGGTTGTCTTGACACCACCACCAAGAAGGTGGAACTACTTCAATGGATATCAGGTTGTAACCACCTCTTCCCAACAGATTTCAAAGTACAGGGAAATGACACCGGAGTATATGAACTCAATGGAGTTTCAGTGTGTCACGGATGACATGAATAACCTTATCCAAACAACCAAGAACATTATGGTGTTGCAGAGTGTCGCAAGAGAATTAGACATTCCGTTTATCTGGGCTGACTTTTCCGAAGATTTTAGTCGGGAATATAAAGCTTTTCATTACTACAAATTCTGTGCCCAACGTGGTGATGAATCTCTTGATGGATTTTCTATGGCCAGAGACCTCGTACACCCAGGCCAAGAAACACATGCAGAATGGGCAGAAATAATTTTAAAGATGGTAAAAGAAAAACTATAAATACTGTTTATGATAAGATGGTTAATAGAAAAAATTAAAGAGTGGTGGTATGAAGAATACCAACTCACTGTTTACTACCCAGGCGAAACAACTGTTCTGCCTGATGGCACTCGCGTAGAATCATTTAATCCCAAAACATATGAAGCTAAAAAAATCATAAAACTAAAACAAAACCATATTATTTTTATTGGGACAGACAAAAAGAGACATGAGATAAAAGTTGTGAATCCTGTTGGATTTGATTTGAAAAAAATATATTGATGATGGAGACAACATGGATTACGTTGACGTATTACTCTTTACGGGACTAGGTTCGTATTCCCACGGCGTCCAGGCTGCAACAGAAGAACCCACTTACGAAACCAGAAGTCGCACCTCTGGTACTTACCGAATTGCCACATACCTAAGAGATGAATTCGACTTCAATGTAGAAGTGGTCGATTTCATGTTTTCTTGGCGGTACGAAGAACTCATTGAAATTGTAGATAGTAGGGTCGGACCAGACACTAAGATGGTGGGTGTGGGTGGACTCTTCTTTCTTGCAGCCCCGAATATTGTCAATTTATTTGAGTACGTCAAAACTAACTATCCCCATGTAATCACCTGTGCTGGCAGTCAGGACATGTGGTCACTCATGAAGATACCAAACATCGATTACTACTGTATTGGATATGGCGAACTTGGTATGAAAGCCATATTGCAGGGTAATGCAGAAGTAAAACAGTTTCAAACCCACCCAGAAGGACCAAAATTTCCGGTGGTAGACTGTTGGGAAAATGAAAAGTATCACGCATATCCTTGGGCAGAACTGCCAATCCGATACGAGAAGAGAGACTTCATCAAACCTTGGGAAGTTTTGTCTATGGAAACTTCTCGGGGATGTCGATTCGCCTGTTCCTATTGCAATTTCCCGATTCTAGGTGTGAAAGGTGACTACACCCGTTCACAAGATTGTTTTGAAAGAAACATAAAAGAAAACTATGACAAGTGGGGAACAACAGAGTATATTATTACTGATGATACTTTCAATGACTATGTAGAAAAGATCAAAAAGTATGGAGACGTTGTTCAGTCATGTGATTTTGAACCAAACTTCACTGGATACATTCGTGCTGACTTGATGACCCAACGCAAGGGTGACCTAGAAGAACTTGCGAGAATGAGATTCAACAGCCATCTCTACGGAATCGAATCAACAAACCATCCAAGTGCCAAAGCAAT